ATGGACATTAAGTCCACCCAACCCAACGATTGGAGCTTTCTACGTTGATCGTAGTAACGCATCCCTTTTGCTTCTACTCCACTTGCCTTTAAGGCTTGTGATTGATCACAGGTGGGTAGGAATTCGTCGAGGAACCCGTTTAAAACGGGAACTTCGGTGTCAAGAGGGGCCCCCCGGTCATAGAGGAGGGGGCCGTTGAAGGCGTTTAACGCCTCCCTACAAGCCTGGCCGAGGGGTGAACCCCGACGCCTGTAGGTTTCCACTATCATCTGTTTAACAGACAAGGGCAGAATGTCCAGATAGTCTTCGGCCGGGAGAATCCCGAGACCGGAGTACGCCACAGGGATGGAGAGTAAAACCCTCCAGTCCCCATAGTCGGCGAAGTTTTCTAAGAAAACGTTACGGATGAGAAGTTTATCCCATTCCTCAGACACCCATTGTAAATGGGTGCTGAGGGCTTTACCTTTCCCGAAAATCGGGTTGGTATCAAGGTCCCCCGTCGGTTTCGTCTCTGCTGAAAGCAGGCGCGCCGGCGGGCAGTCGATCACGAAGGAGCGATTAACGCTCCGAGGATCGTAAGTGAAAGTGGAATCGATTATCGAGATCATTCTTTCACAGAAAGGGCCACCTACTGCGTAGATGCCCCACTTGTCGTCTGACGGCTTGACGCGGTAGAATACCGCGGCTGGTTTATGACGTTCCAATTCCTCGACTAAGCCGAGCTTGAGGATGTCATCACCTGCGCACGCAAAATAATTGCGTCGCAGGGATTTGTAATCTAAGGGCGTAGCCCTTTGGCTTGCTTTGATCTCGATTGCTTTAGCTAAGCTATGTAAGAGGATCTTAGTCCCCGGGAGGCCCATTAGGGCCCCCCGGACAGTTTCGTAAACCTCTCCATCGTATTCTACGATGAAGGGTTGAAGAATGAGCGTAGGCGCATTCCTGATATAATCAGACACCTTTGGAAAGGCGGAGATGAATCCATCCCAGTGCGCTTGTATCGATTCGAACTCAAAATAGTTCGTCGAGTCTTCGAGGTCCCCTAAGAGGACCTTGAGACCGTTGCATGTCTGTCCTTGGAAACGCTTTGCGTATTCAAAGGACTGCTCGGCTGCGCCGAGCCCAGCCGACATAGTCGGATCGGACTCCAGTATTCCGCGCATTACATGCGCGAAGACTTGGAGATATGTGGTGAGGTATGCCTCTGACTTAGTCGGGATCCTCACCTTGCCTCCTGGCTCCCCCACCGCTAGCGGTGAAGCGTGAAATCTCTTTCCTGTGGCTTTGCCATCAGGAGAGATATGTCCTGATTCTAATAATTTAGAATAACAGAAGTAGAATAGGAGTTTTCCTATTCTGCTCTCTTTACAACCGGCTCGGTACGGGTTTAACCAGCCCGAGCTCGGAACCTCGTCCCCGAATTTTAAATCTGGAGGCGAACCTTCTTCCTCTCCGTCGATTTGGCATCGCCAATTCGGTTGGCCTTCAGTAAAACTGAAAACGTGGCCAACAGGAGTCTTGATTTCTGCGGTCCTAAGGGCCGCCCGAGTCAACCATCCATGATGGAATTCTCGGAGGAGGAAAGCGAACTTTCCTCCCTGTTCCTCGGTTGCTTCATAGCAACTCCGGTTCGTGATCGAAGCGTGCGCATCAAGCCTTTTAAAGGCCTTCGTCTCCGTAGCGCAGAAGAAGACTTCGTATCCAGCTAAGCTGGAGCACCGTCTCATTTCTGCCAAGTCCTCCGGTGTCCGGGGGCTTGGCGGGGAGGTACAGAGAACCCTCAGGGTCTTCTCTAGTGCCTCCACCTTGGTCCTCTCATCCCCTGCGGGGAGGGACCGAGTGCTGATTATCAGCATCAACTTGCCCATTTCGAAATCATTCGTTGGGCCGGTTCGCATCCATCCTTCTGGATTATCCGGGTAAGGATATGGATTAGGTCTCTCGTAGCCCTCCTTTTAAGGAGGAAGCAACGCATATCTAGGGCATAGCCCTTATAGTATTTTATACTCGACTGGGCCGAGCCTGTGGCTAGGATCCGGTCGGTGACGCGTTTCCACCATTTAATGATGAAGACGTAAGACTGTTCGGTCTTGTCTAAGGCAAGCACGAATTGCCCGAGTAAAACTCGGAAAACCCGTCGCTGGAGTTTCATTAAATGAACTCCGGCTGTGAGCAACCTTTTAAGGGTTGAGAAAGTTCCCGGCACGTCCGTATGTTTAACATTCGGCCATGCCACTCTGAAGAAATCCGAAATATCGCATTTCCTCATTTCATAGGGGTTAACGCCGAATTTCATTCGGTTTCGCCCCCTGACTTCTAAGAAGTCTATCGTATAAACTCCGCGTCGCGGAGGTACGACGGCTTTGCCGTCACCGTTCTTTTCCGGTTTTGGACTACCCTTGGCATCCTCTGGCGGTTGTACCGACCAGAACTGGCGCCTTGGTAGCATCACTG